GTTCGCTGGCAAGGAAGCCGAAACGACTGGGTTCGCTGTCAAACGCCTCGATTGGATGACAGCGGACAATCATCTCCGGAGGCAGCCGGATCTGCCTTGAGGCTGTGTTCACGAGAACGGGAGGCACCCAGATGTCTGCCTGATTCGGCACCGCCGTGATCCCTGTATGGCTCCGATGAAGCCCGCCAACGCTGACGTTGACGGGCCCGAGCGGCAATTGGGCGCGGTCGGTTACGGGGCGGTGACCACGTCCACGTTGGCGACCTTGGCGCAGATGGCGTAAGCCCTGAGCTTGCCTGGGGTGTTGGGGTCCATGTTGGTGGCGTAGGCCCACCACTGCTGGTTGCCATTCGGGAAGCTGGAGACGAGCTTGTAGTTCTGGGTGTAGGCGTTCCCGGATGTCACGTTGGCTCCGCCGCCGGTGAGTGTTTCCCCGGCGGGGCAGCTGGCGGTGGCCGCGGCATTGCCGGCGAAGCTGCCGGTGGCCGGAGGAATCGTGACCTCAGCCCCCTGCACGATGTGCAGATCCGAGTTGGCCTGCGCCAGCCCGGCCGTTCCGAACACCATCGCGACGGCCGCAGCGGCCACGAGAGACTTCTTGAGCACAGAATTCTGCTTTCGCTGGTTCCAGTAGGAAAGCTCGCCGCCTCATGCGTGAGCTCGCCAGAGGCATATCCAGGAACTTCGGAGAACCCGACCCGCTTCGCGAGATGATCATCCGTTCGTCGTACATGTTTTCGCCCAGCCGGCCGCGGTGTCCTTGCGGGTGATCATCGGAGCAAGTCTGACCAGGCAGAGCGCCCTGTGCCTGCGTCAATCGGCCCGTCGAGAACGCCGGTGCTGCCAGAACCCCAAACTCGTGGACAGAGCCAGAGGGGCTGTCCGCGGCGGTCCGTAGGCTGATCGGTATGGATGATCAGCTGCGTCAGGTACGGATCACCGCCGACCAGGCCGCCGGCACGGTGGCTCTCGACGGCCTCGATATCTCCTCCAAGGTCAACGGCTACCAGCTTCGCCAGTACGACGGGGAGCCGGCAGAGCTGTTGCTGTCCCTGTCACCGCTCGTCAAGGACGAGTTCGACGGACTGGCCCGTGTCATCGTTGGTGTGCCCCCAGACCCGGGCCCTGCCGCCGCAGGCTTCCTTTCGGCGATCGATGCGGGAGAACTTGAGCGGCATGTGCTGTCCCGTCACGACCTGATGGACGGCGGACCCAACGAGCTGACCCGGGCCATGCTGCGTCTCCTGCAGGAGTGGGCGTCGGGCAAGTGGCAGCCGGAGGTGACCGATGCCGTCCCCCAGTAGCCCGCACTTCGGCGCCCATCCCCGCGCGGGCGCCTACAGCAACGCGGCTGAGGTGGCCGCAGCCCTCCAAGGGCGTGCCGAACGGGTGCTGCCACAGGCGGCGTCGGTGGTGCGGCACTACACGATGCTGCTGGAGACCCAGATCAAAGCGAACGCGAGCGGTCGGCCGGGTCCGAACGTGATCACGGGTGACTACCGGCGGTCGTGGACGCACGAGGTGCACGTGAGCGGCGACGTGGTGACCGGGGTTGTCGGTACCAGCAAGCCGCAGGCGCGCCGCCTGGAGTACGGATTCATCGGGCCGGACAGTCTGGGACGCATCTACGATCAGCCGCCTTACCCTCACGTCGGCCCGGCCGTGGAGACGGTTCGCCCCCTGTTCGTTGAAGCCCTGGGCCAGATTGCCGACGGGCAATGAGGAGGATCAGCAGATGAGCGTGTCGGGGCGGCAGGTGGCGCTCGCCGTGCAGACGATGCTGCAGACGGCCACTGGCCGCTCGTGCGGGTATGGGACTGCACCCACTTCGACGTCGCAGCCGACAGGGAACACCATCCCGTACAGCGTGCTGTACGAGCTGGGGCAGACCTCCGGCATCGGCCCGTCACTCGGGGATTCCGATGCGGATGCCCGAGTGCTGCTGCAGGTGTCATCGGTTGGCACAACCGCAGAGCAGGCGTCACTGCACGCCGACAAGGTGCGCCAGGCGTTCTTGGCGCGGGTGCCCGGCAGCGGACTGTTCCTTAACCCGATCAGTGTCGTGGGTGCGACGGTGATCGGTCGGGAGCTGGACCGCGAGGACGGGACCAGTGTCGTCAGCTCCACCTACACTTACGTGCAGCGATTCGTCCTGACGGTCTCGACGCCGAACAGCTGATCGGATCGCACCTCACCGCGGAGGCCCTCTCGCGGACGTCCGGCCACACGGCACGGGCTGACCCCCTGGCTCGCATTTGCGACCTGTTGGGGACGGGCCTCCGTGCATCCGGGGCCGGGGTCCCCGGAGAGCGAGAATTCCCCTTGGGTACCACCCAGCAGCGGTTTATGCGCCGTGGCATCACGAAGATCTACTTCCTGAAGACGATCGCCGCCGCTATGAACGTGCCGATTCGCCCCGAGCTGACGGGCACCAACTCCACTGACCTGTCGGGTGCGATCGCCGACATCGCCGGATGGTCGCTGGCCAACTCCCCGATCGACACCCCGGACATGGGTTCGACCCTCACCACGAACATCCCGGGCGAGGACAAGGCCGACTCTTCCAGCCTCACCTTCTACGAGGACCAGGCGGCGGAGACCATCGAGACCCTTCTTTCGAAGGGCGCCGAGGGCTTCGTCGTCATCCTGCGCAAGGGCGACATCCCGGCGAGCAAGTCCATGGACGTCTTCCCGGTCCGCGTCGCGGGCCGCGCCCCCGCCTACTCGACGGGCTCGGACCCGGCGAAGTTCACCGCCACCTTCGCCATCTCCGGGACGCCGACACTCGACGCCGCCGTTCCGGCTTCCAACTGACCTGGGGGATGCTGCATGACTACTGTCGTACCGCCGGCCGTCGCTGTCGCCAAGGACGCGCACTGGGCCGCGAAGATGGCCCGGCTGCGGGCCCGGAAGCTGCCCGAGCGCACTCTGTCGTTCTGCGACGACGAAGAGGCAAAGACGGCTGTCACTGATGCGGCCCTGGCGCTCGCGAAAGCTCGCGCCGCGGCGATCACCGAATGCGCTGAGCAGGGAATCCGCGAGGACCAGCGCGACGCGTGGGTGGCCTCCAACCCGCAAGTCCTCGCCGCTGACGGGGTCCTGGACCAGGCGCAGGAGGCACTGGCGAAAGCGACGCTGACTCTGACCTTCCGGGCACTGCCCCGGCCGGTGTGGGAGCAGCTGCTGGGTGAGCATGCGCCGAGCGAGGCACAGGCCGACCAGGGCATGGAATACGACGTCGAGACCTTCCCGGCCGCCGCGATTTTCGCCTGCCACGTCGAACGCGACGAGGCAGGCGAAGAGGTGGGGGGCATGAGCGTTGCCGACGCTCAGGAGCTGCTGGACACCTGGGCGGATGCAGAAGCGAAGGCGCTGTTCACCGCAGTCATGCTCGTCAACCAGACGCTGCGCGTGGACCTGGGAAAAGGCTGATCTCCGAACCGGGCTTCCGGGCGGAGATGGAACTGTGCCACACCTATGGAATGCCGCACAGTCAGTTCACGGGGGCCGGTGACGGGCGTTGGACGGCGCTGGACCGGGCGAAGGCGCTGGCGTGGCTCGTATACACGCGGGCGGTGTGCTCCGGGTGCGGCACCAGGGCGGGTGAGTGGCGGCCGGAACTGGGCGGGGACCGGTTCGCCTACGTCGCCGATGCGAGCACATGCCCGGGGTGCGAACTCCTGGCCATGGAGCGGGAGCAGGTACCGGACGGTCCGGAAGGACGCGGGGTCAAGATCGGGCTCAAGCCCAGGCGGGAGCAGTAGGTGAGCGGCAGCGCCTACAACCTGTACGTCAACCTGCAGGCGCAGACGGGCGGGCTGACGGGAGGTCTGAGGCAGTCCGCGACGCAGCTGCGCCAGTTCGACGGGCAACTGCAGCAGGTCAACCAGACGCTGCTGGAGACCGGGTCGGCCACGCAGCGGCTGGCCCGGCTGCAGGCGTCCGCTTCGGCTGACGCAGTCCTGGGCCAGGCGCGTGTCACCGCAGCCCTGGAACGCACCGCGGCCGCGCAAAGGGCAGCCGCCGCAGCCGCCGAACGATCCGGCCGCGCCCAAGCCCTATCCGCGAACCTCGCCGCGAAGGCGGAGAGGGAGCGGGCCGCGGCGGTCGCGGCCGGCGAGCGAACGCTGCGCGCTCAAGCGGTCGCGCAGACCATGGCGGCCCGCGCCCAGGCCGCAACCGGGCGGGGCGCGGTAGCGGCACAGGCCACCGCGAACGCCGCGGCCGCGGCTGCGACACGGGCCGCGCAGGCGCAGACCGCGCAGGAGGAACGGGCGGTCGCCACGCAGGCCGCTGCCGCCCGCGCAGCCGGGGTATCGACGCGGGCAACGCAGGCCCGCCAGGCGGCAGATGCTCGGGCCGTGCAGACGCTGGCCGCCCGTAACGAGGCGGAGGCTGCCGGGTCGGCGCGCGCTGCGGCCAACGCTGCTGCCGTGCGCCAGGCGGAGGCCGCCGCGCTCGCGGAGACGCGCGCGGCCACGCAGGCCCGGGTCGGCGGCTACGTGCGCACCGGACTGGTGCTGTCGGCGATCCTCGGCGCCGGGGTAGTGGGGGCCGTGGCGCTGGAGAAGCACATGGCGAACGTCATGACGATTTCCCAGCAGATCAACGCGACGACGGTCAGCGGGTTCACCGACAAGATCGTGGATCTGTCGAAGGACATGACGCAGTCCGCGAATCAGCTCGCCGAGGGCCTATACCAGGTCGTCTCGACGGGTTTCGACGGCTCGGACGCAATGACGATCCTCGGGGTGGCCGCGAAGGGTGCCAGCGCGGGCCTGACGACAACGGAGATCTCTGCGCGGGCCCTGCTGGGTGTTCTGAAGGCGTACGGACTGACAGCCGCGGATGCCAGCGGCGTCATGGACGTGATGTTCCAGACCGTCAACAAGGGCGTCATCAGCTTCGAGGAGCTGGCGCTGCACCTGGGCGACATCGTGCCGATGGCTGCTGCTGCCGGCATCAGCTTCGAGGACCTGGCCTCCGCGTACGCCGCGGTGACCCTCGCGGGCGTTCCTGCGGCGGAGTCGGCGACCGGCCTGAACATGCTGATGACCAGGCTGATGCAGCCGACCCGAGAGCTGAGCGACTTGATGCGCAAGCTCGGCTACGAGTCGGCGGCTTCGGCGGTGCAGCAGGACGGCCTGTACGTCGTTGTGAACAAGGTGGCCAAGGCCACGCACGGCTCCGCTGAGGCGATCACCACCTTGTTCCACGATGTGCGGGCCTCCCGCGCGATGCTGGCCCTGGCCGCCAACGACGGCAAGAACTACGCCGACACCTACCAGGCCATCGCCAACGAGGTGGAGCGGGCCGGGGCCGCGCACAAGGCGTTCGAGATGCAGATCAACACCACCGCGGGCCAGTGGCAGATGTTCGTCAACCGCAGCAAGGCCCTGGGTATCGACCTCGGGCGGGCACTGCTGCCGGTACTGCAGAGTGTTGGCAACGCCCTGTCGGTGTTCGCTGGCACGATCGCGGACGCGCCCGGCCCGCTGAAGTCGGTCGGCGCTGGCCTGTTGGTGATATCGGCGACCGGGGCGCTCGCCCTGGCCATGATCACGCGGATCACGGCGCAGTGGCAGACATTCCGGCTTGCTCAGGCTGAAGCCTCGGCGGGCGGCGCGGTCATGCCGGCGGTCCTCAAGGGCGCGGGCCTGGCGGTGTCGGGTCTGACGGCGCTGCTGACGGTGGGAGTGCTCGCCTACTCGGCGTACTCCGCTTCCAAGGAACAGGCCAAGGCAGCCACCGACGACCTAGTGCAGGCTCTGCGTTCCGAGAGGGAGGAGGGGGATCAAGGAGCGGGTCTGCGGGCCCTGACCGAGTCGCTGACCAACTCCGACGATGCCACAAAGCTCAAGAAGGCCGGCATCGACATGGCTTCCGCCTTGGACGCCATCACCTCCGGCGGCCGGAAGCTTGCAGATCTGAAGAAGGAGATCTGGCGGAACGCTTCCTTCTCCACGGTGGACGTGTCGGGTCAGGTGAGCACGACCCTGACCTCCGAGGGGCGAGGCGCGATGGACGCCCTCGACAAGCAGCACCGCATCTGGTCCGGCGCGGTGAAGAAGGAGGCCGAACTCGCTGCCGCGATGGAGATCGTCAACGCCAAGGTGCAGCAGGCGAAGGTCGGCGCGGCGAAGGCATGGACACTCGACGCTTTGGTGCCCACTGGCAAGGACGGGCTGCCGCAATACACCGATGAGATGAAGGCGATGGCGCAGGCCCTCGGCTCCATCGTCGATCCGGCGAAGGCATGGCAGGCGGCGCAGGACAAGGTGGCCAAGTCCAACAAGAATGCCACCGCGACCCTGCAGGACTATCTGAGAGAGCTGCGCAGCCAGTTGAAGGCGCAGCGCAGTTTCCAGGGCAACCTCAGCAAGCTGGCCGTGGCCGGGTACGGCGACCTCACCGACCACTTCGCCAAGCTCGGCGTGTCGTCGGCGCCGATCCTCGACGAGCTCGTGAAGCAGCTCGCCAAGGGCAAAACGAAGGTCGCCGACGAGCTGGAATCGATCATCACCGAGTCGGCGTCCCGCGCGCAGCCCGCGTTCCAGGCGGGACTGGCGCAGTTGCCCGCGATCGCAGCCCGCTACGGCAAGAAGATCGCCAAGCAGTTCGCGGACGCCGCCGAGACCAACGACGCCCGCAAGTTCGGGCGAGTCATGCAGGCGATGGCCGTCTCCGACATGAGCCGCGCCGTGAAAGCGGGCAGCACGGCCGCCCGGACGCAGCTGCGGCGCGGCATGAGCCTGCTGGCACAGGTGGCCGCTGAGAAGGGCGCGGACGCGGCGACCGCACTGCAACAAGCCCTGCTGTCAGGGGACGTGACCACCGCCATGGACCAGATCCGAGCCATCTGGGGGGCGGACCCGCCGATCAGCGAGAAGGACCTGCAGAGCGTTGTGTCCGCGTTCCACACGGCGGGCGGCAAAGCCAAGGGCGAGTGGTCGGCGATGCTGGATCTGATCCAGCAGGTCGCCAAGACGAAAGGCACTGCAGCCGCCTCGGCCCTGACCTCCGCTCTGCTGTCCGGGGACATGGCAGCCGTCCAGGCGCAGTTGGATGCGATCGGCGCGAGCGTGCGGGAGATCCCCGGCACCAAGAACATCTCCGTCAGCGTGGACCCGCCAGCGCCGGTGTCAGTGACCGTGATCCCGCGTATTGGGGCCGGGCCCCTCGCCAACAAGCCGATGCCACAGGCCGATGGCTCCATGCTGTCGTTCTACGCTGGCGGCGGCCTGCGAGAACGGCATGTGGCGCAGGTCGCCCCGCGGGGAGCGTGGCGGGTGTGGGCCGAGCCGGAGACCGGCGGGGAGGCGTACATCCCCCTGGCCGCGTCCAAGCGGGCCCGCTCCAAGGAGATCCTCGGCCAGGTGGCGCACCGGTTCGGGGCGACCGTCCAGTACCACGCCGACGGCGGCCTCTCGAACTGGTTGTACACACCGGCGGGCGGCATGGACGGCGTGATCTCCCTGTCGTCCATCGCGTCGGACTCGATGAACAAGAACGGCACCGCCCTCGACCTGGGCAAGTTCTCCAAGAACCTGCACAAGTCGGTGGTGGAGGCGCAGCGGTGGCGTAAGGATCTGTCGACGGTTGCCCGCCGTGCCGGCCAGGACGTCGCCGATGCACTGGAGGCGATGGGCTCCGAGGGCATCAGCCTCACCCACAAGATGGCCACCGGCAGCTCGAAGTACCTCAAGAGCATGTCGGCCGACTTGAAGAAGCTGGCCGAGGCGGCGAAAGCCTCCCTGTCCGACTACACCAGCCAGCTCGGCGGGGCGACGAAGCAGACGTCCGAGTTCCAGAGGAACCTGGCCAAGTTGGCGGCCGAGGGTTATGGGGACCTGGCGACCAGGCTGGCCGCGCAGGGCGACCAGGCTGCGCAGGACCTTGCGGCGCAGGCCGTCAAGAGCAAGAAGGGTGCCGCGAAGGCCGACAAAACGTCGAAGGCCGCGTCGGCGACGCTGTCCGACGAGGACCTGGCCGACCTGCTGACGATCATCGCCGCAGTCAAGACGAACAAGACGGGCATCCACCAGGTCGCCGATGCCACCAAGCTTGGCGAGGACCGGATCATCGAGGTGGCCAACGCGGGCAAGTCCCAGCTGCAGAAGGCCCTCGGTTTTCGGGCCGGCCGGCTGCTTGCCGACCTGGGGCGGGCCAACAAGGGTCTCTCGTACGCGTCGGGTGGCGTGCTGACGCCGGGCCTGTACGCGACGAGCAACGGCCTGGTGCGGTTCGCCGAGCCCTCCACCGGCGGCGAGGCGTACATCCCGCTCGGGCAGAGCAGGCGGCAGCCGGCGACGCAGGTACTCGAGGACGTCGCCCACCGCTTCGGCTACGTGCTGACCGCTCAGGGGGTGACCGGGCCCACGCGTGTGGACGCCCATCCGTCCGGCGGGGTGCAGGTCGTGGTGGTGAAGGAGATGAGCAGTCCTCTCATCGGCCACATGCCGGTGACGGTCACCGCCGGTACGGACGGCCGCGGGGCGGCGCAGGAGATGGGCGCGGAGGTGATGCGCCGTCTTCGGGCCGCGCAGCGAGGAGGCAAGCTGTGACGGCTCTCGGCGACTACCAGCTCGATGTCGGCGGCCTGGTGATCGGGACGGGCACGCTGCTGCCCGCCGGGGAGGTCACCGGCCTGGGTGCTCCCGACCGGCGCACATCCGACGTCGACAATCCCAGCGACGACGGCGGGTTCCCGGGCGTGGACCTGTTCGGGTCGCGCACCGTGTCCATCGAGGCCGGCATCCGCACTCCTGACGATCCGGGCGCGGCCCTCGATCTCCTTGCCCAACTGCAGCAGGTCACCGGAGCCGACAGCATCCGAAAGACGGCGGGGGCACTGGCCGTGCTGCGGGCCAAGTGGCCTGGCCGGGACGTGAAGCGCCTGTACGGCAGGTGGCGGCGTGTGGAGGCCGTGTCGATGTCGCAGGCCCTGTATGGGTGGATACCGCTCACGCTGGAGTTCGCGGCGACGGATCCGCGCTGGCATGCCGACGCCGTGCAGGGCCTGGTGCTGCCGCTGGACATCTCGAACGACTCGCAGGGGTTCACGGCCCCCGTGGAGGCCCCGATCACCACCGGGGTTTCTGATCCGTCGGAGCGGCCCGGCTGGGTGACCAACGGTGGCGACGTGGCCGCTTGGCCGCAGTTGCGCATCGACGGGCCGGTCACCAATCCGAAGGTGTGGGTGGTGGAGACCGGCCGGTATCTGCAGTTGCAGACGAGTCTCGCCGCGGGGGAGTGGATCGACATCGACACCCGGCCGGGAACCCGCTGGGTGCTGCGCAACGGGTCCGGCAACGCGGCGCCGGCGCTGACCTCGGGGTCCCGCCTGGACCTGTTCCAGATTCCACCGAAGACGAGCGAGATCCGGTGGACCGCCACCGACTACACGAACACCTGCCGCATGACCCTGTCGTGGCGCGACGCCTACACCGCCCTGTGAGGACACCGAGATGACGCTGATCCAGCCCCCGATGATGGTCAACGGCGGCAAGCATCCCGCCCGCACCATGCGCATGATGATCCGCGACCTGTCGCGCGGGTCGCAGGGCGTGACCGAGTACAACGACCTGAAAGTCACACAGCAGACGACCCCGGGCGCCGGGGTCCAGGTCGGCGACGGATCCGGAGTGGTGCGCGGCGCCTCCTGGGGGCAGGGCTCCTACACCCAGTACAACGTGGGAACAGCGCCCGTGAACATCGCCCCGACCGGAGCGCAGGGCCGCACCGACATGGTGGTGCTGCGCGTCCTGGACCCCGAGTACGAGGGCAGCCTGGACCCGACCAAGGACGACATCGGCTTCTTCTATGTCGTCTCCAACGTGTCGGCGACGGCGACCCAGCCGCCGGCCGGAATGACCGCGATCCCGCTCGCGCGGATCGCCCTTCCCCCGAACTGCGCCACCGTCACCAACGCGATGGTCACCGACCTGCGGACGATCGCCAACCCCCGCCGAACCCGGAAGCTGCAGACCGCCTTCCCCGGTGCGACGCTGAACCGGCTCGTGTACCAGGACAACCAGTGGCACACCTGGCCGACGGCGGCCCGCTGGAACATCGACGTGCCGCCGTGGGCGGTCACCGCGAAGATCGTGACCACCATCGCCGGACTGCGTCTGGACAGCGCCGACGTCTTCGCCCACATGCAGCAGGTGCTTGGGACCACACAGGGCCAAGACACGGTCATCGACGACGACCAGGGCGCCAACACCCGCCGCAACACCGTCGTGCTCGCCGACAGCCTCACCATCCCCGCGCCGATGCGCGGTACCACCCAGGTCCTGTCGCTGCAGACCTTCATGTCCAAGGCCGAGACCGGGAACCTCGGCGTGGACGGCGGCACCTCCCTCATCACGGACGTGGAGTTCGAAGAGGGCGTGAACTGACGGTGCACTCCTACCGTTACCTGACCTGCGATGCGGTCAGCGGGAGCGTCCTGGTGTGGGACCTGCCACTGAGTGACGTCACCTACGGGCCGGAACTGAACGGGCCCGGGGCGCTGCAGGCCACGCTGGAGCCGCATCTGGCGCATGTCCTGGGCAGCATGGTCGACCCCGGCAACACGCTGATCTTCGCCGAACGGGACTCCAAGCTGATGTGGGGCGGCCTGATCTGGCGGGCCGAGCCGGAGGGCGGCAAATACCCGATCGAGGCTGCCGGGTTCGGCTCCTACCTGAACAAGCGCCACGACCTGCACGGCAACCTCGACGGCCGCGGCCCCTACACGTACGGCGACCCGTGCAAGGTGATCAGAGACGTCTGGGCCTACTGCCAGGCGCAGCCGGACGGCAGCCTGGGTGTGGTCGTCGACTCCGTCACTTCGAAGGCGACGATCGGCACCCCGGAGGAGCCGTACGCGTCCACCTGGTGGGAGTCCCGCGCGCTGGCTGACATCGTCGCCGATGCGGTCGGCGTGTTCGGCGGCCCGGAGTGGACCGAGCAGGCGGCCTGGAGCGATGGACAGCCCGAGCGGCGCATCCGTCTCGGCTGGCCCCGCCTGGGCACCCGCTGCACGGACGTGTCGTTCGCCAGCGGCGTGAACATCGCCGACCTGATACCGGTCACCTACGACGGCGATGCGTACGCGCAAGTCGTCGTCGCTCTCGGATCGGGGGAGGGCCAGGCCAGGCGCCGCGCCACCGATGCCGTACGGGACGGTCGGCTGCGCCTGGAGGACGTACTCGATCTGCCCACCGTCAAAGGGCAGGACCAGCTCGCGGCGAAGGCCCGCGCGGGACGGATCGCCCGTCAGAACCGCGGCTCGATCGAACAGGTCGACATCATCGACCACCCCGCCGCCCGCTTCGGCTCGTTCCAGGTCGGCGACGACGTGTGGACGCAGGTCCACGACGAGTGGACCGACTACGACGGTTGGGCGCGCGTGACCGGATGGACGCTCACGCCGGCGCAGGGGGACCAGCAGGAGCGGATGACGGTGAGTCTCGCGCCCGCCGACTCCTTCATCTACGGAGGCTGAACCCCTTTGGCTGACACGCTCGCCGTCCTCGCGGCGAGGATCGCCACCCTGGAGCGTCTGGTGCGTGACCTGTCGCGTACGAGCCGCCTGGCGAACTCCTCGATCGAGAACGGCTCCATCGCGGTCTACGACGACGGCGGCCTGCTGCGCGGCAGCATCGGCATACAGCCGGACGGCACAGTGGCGTTGGCAGCTGTCAACGGACCCACCCCGCCCGTCCCCACCGCCCCCACCACCGCCTCCGTCCGCGGGGGTGTCGCCGTCTCCTGGGACGGGAAGTTCACCGACGGTAGCCAGGCCCCGGCCGACTTCGCCAGTGTGGAGGTCCATTTCTCCACCGGAGCCGACTTCCCCGACGGCGGCTCCTTGTTCGCCGCGTTCTACTCGGCGCAGGGTCAGACGATGACCGTGCCCGCAGGTGGGCCCGTGTGGGTGCGCCTTGTCTGCGTGTCTACGTCCGGTAAGGCCTCCGAACCGTCCGCTGCGGCGGGTCCGGCCGGTCCGTCCCCGGTGGTCGCGCAGGAGGTGCTGGCCGGTGTCATTACAGAACTGTCGCTGGCCGACGGGGCGGTCACGCAGGCCAAGATCGAGGCGGGGGCGGTGGACGGTACTGCTCTGGCTGATGGTGCGGTCACCACGCCGAAGCTGGTCGCGGGTGAGATCGACGGCCTCGTGCTGGCCGCCGGAACGGTCAACGCCGACCGGCTCGTTGCCGCAAGCATCACCGCGGCCCAGATCAAGGCCCTGAGCGTCACCGGTGACCGGCTCGTCGCCAACACGGTCACCGCTGACCAGTTGGCCGTCGGGACGATCACCGCAGCGTCGGGTGTGATCTCCTCGATCGATGCCACTGTGATCACCGTTGGGAAGATCAAGGCGACGCAGATCGACGCGACGAACCTGGTGATCTCGGCCGCCAACGTCAATGGTGCGGTCGCCTCCGCGACCACGGCGGGCAGCGCCAGCACGGTGACCGGTTCGATCGGTGCCGGGGTGAGCATCCCGCCGACCCAGATGGGAGCAGGCCAGATACCGCAGGCCACCACGATCAACGGCGCCTCGGTTCTGACAGGCACCCTGGACGCGGCCACCATCAAGGCCGGAACGATCTCCGTCGACCGGCTGACGGCCGGCCTGGGTGGGCAGCTCGGACAGAAGTGGTACGACTTCGGCGACTCAGCGTCGAGGTGGCTGAACTCGGCATCGGGCACGATGACGACGGTCCCGGTGGCCGACGCCCAGTCCGGCGGCAACGTGATGCGGTGCGCTGGGTTCGTACAGGGTGCCTACCGGCCCGATGTGAAGGTCCCCTTCGATCCGTCAGTGACCTACCGGGTCAGCGTTCGGGTGCGGCAGACCGTCGCCAACTCGACGCCCGGCGCGAACCAGAAGCTGTACGCGGGGGTAGCGGGGCTGGCCGCCGACAGCGTCACCTTCGTCAACAGCTCCGGGGCGAACTCGCTCTCCAGCCAGTTCTATGTGGCAGCCGACTCCCGGGACCTGACCCCCGACGCGGGCTGGGTGACGTACACCGGCTACATCAAGGGCACCACAGCCAGCCCTGTCAGAGCGGAGACACCGAACGCCAACGCGCCCGCCCAATTGCACTCCAGCGTCCGCTACATCACCCCGGTCTTGTACCTGAACTATCAAGGTGGCTCGGGCACGGCCGAGGTGGACATGTTCGCCGTCGAGGTTGTGGAGGCGGGAGGCATCACCGCGAGCAACGTCACGGCCGGCGCCATCGACGGGCAAACAATCACCGGGGCCGTCGTCCAGTCCGTGCGCAGCGACGGCTCGGTGGCCGCGGTGATGGCGCCCAACCTCGGCGACGGCAGCGCCGGATTCCAGACCACCTCCGCCGACGGCGAGACGTTCGCACGGCTGGAATCCGGACAGTTGACCTTCGGCGTTGCAGGGGTGGAGCAGCTCACACCTACCGGCATCCAGGCCCAGGTTTCCGGCGCCACTTTGGATATCCAGTCCGGCGCCATCGGCACCGGGGCGCAGGCGCACATCATTCTCGCCAGCGCGGACAGCCCGCTCGCATCAGGGGACGGTGCACCGTTCATCTCCCTGGAGTGGGACGGTGACAGCGGTCCCAGCAACGCGGACATGGTGGTCGACGTGGACGGGTTGCTCAAGCCCCGGAACTTCCTCTGGGGGCGCGTCACGATCACGCCCTCGGCGGCCAACACGCCGACATCCCTGACAGTGACCGGGCTCCACCTGCGAGGCAAAACCTTTCGCGGCCTGGCCTCGGCGGTCACAACCGTCCCCGGAACACAGGTCCTCGGCGTCAGCTGTTCAAGCGTCACCGCGGCGTCCGCCACGTTCTGTGTGACGCGAACCAATACGACCCCGACTGTCATCGACTACCTACTGATCGGAGGCTGACATGCCCGGCGAAGATCAGCCCGTTCTTGTGTCCGCCACCTGCCACACCGATGCATGCCCCGTGAGCGGGGTGACGTTCACCGGCGTGCCCATGTACCCCACCCCGGAGGCGAAGATCTACAACGCCGTGTGCGGACAGTGCGGCAAGGCGGTCACCGACATCGTGCCGGTCACGCCCTGACTGCGCGGCAGCCGTCGCAACCTGACGGGGCGTCGTCGTATGCCCGTAGACTCATGGACGGCGCGGGGCACGCCAATCCAAGGAGTGCGCGGTGACACAGCCGCCGAGTGCCGAGCCCACCCTGTGGGAACTGCACCGCGCCATGGCGCAGTTGCGTGAGGACCAGCGCGGTGGGATCGCCCAACTCCGTGTTGACCTGCGTGCCGACCTTGCCGCGCTGGCCGGGCGCCTGGACCAGGTCGTCACAGAAGACGTCTATCGGGCCGACCAGCGGACCGTGCTCCAGCGTCTGGAGACCCTGGAGCGCGATCTCACCGCGGCGCAGCGGCAGCGCGAAGAAGATCAGGCTCAGCAGACCACAAACCGCCGCCTGATCATCTCCGCGTTCGTCGCCCCGCTGGTGGTCTACGCACTCCAGCTGTGGCAGGCATCGCGCGGCGCCAGCCCGTAGGAGGCGGGCCGCACGACGAAGAACAACATCATCGATTTGGCGCGGGGGAGAAGGCAGTACGCGCCCGATGACAGTAAGAGGAATCGACGTCGCCTCGTACCAGGCGACCGACTACAGCACTCGCGGACTCGACTTCGCGTTCATCAAGATCACCGAGGGCACCACCTACACGAATCCGAAGTGGGTCGCGGAGCGCAAGACCGCCCGCGATGCCGACCTGGTCACCGGCTTCTACCACTTCATCCGGCCTGGCGACGTGACCAAGCAGGCCGACTACTTCCTGTCGAAGATCACACTCCGCGCCGGCGACATTCTCGCCCTCGACTGGGAAGACCCGGGGGTGAGTTGCGTCCAGAAGGACGCCTGGATCAAGTACGTCCAGAAGAAGGCGCCCAGCCACCGGGTGATCCTCTACTGCAACTACGACTTCTGGACCAACCGCGAGACGACCTCGTTCGCGGGCGACGGCCTGTGGATCGCCCACTACAACGGCAAGCCCGGCAACCCCGGCATCAAGGCGTCGTGGCGCTTCCACCAGTACACCAGCACCCCGATCGACACGAACGTCGGCAACTTCACGGACAAGGCTGCACTCCGTGCCTGGGCCGGGTCATCGTCCGGCGGGACCGGATCGACGCCCAAGCCGAAACCGTCCAAGCCCGCGTACGTTCCGCCGGCGTTCCCGGCCCGGCTCGCGCCCGGCAAGAGCAGCCCGTCGGCGAAGCCGCTGCAGAAGACACTGCGCGCCGCCGGGTTCCTGCACATTGCCGAAGCGGACCTGTCGGACACGTACGGCCCGCGCACACAGGCCGGTGTGGGCCGCTTCTTCGATGCGCACCCGCAGTTCCGCGCCAAGGGCAAGACGCACGACGTGGCGATCGGGCCGCACGGCTGGGCGTTCCTCTTCACCCTCGCCTACGGCCGTAAGTGAGAACCCGGTGGATGCCGCAGACGTCATTCGCCGGTTCACGTTCCATCCGGCCGAGACCGCCGAGCGCCGCCAGGCCCACGAGGACATTCGGTCCGGGTGCCTGGAGCTGGCGCTGATGCTGCACGCGGAGCTGCCCGCCGGCGCGGAGAAGCAGGCGGCGATGTTCCGTCTCGAAGAGGCCATGTTCTGGGCGACCGCTGCGATCGCCCGCCAATCAAGGGAGTGAGAGTGCTCTACAACTATCTGCTGTCGGTGGTGCGGACCTTCGGTCCGGTCGTCGCCGGTTGGCTGATCACCCAGGCGCTGCGCCTGGGCGTGCACCTGGACGGTCCCGAGCTGGTGTCGCTGATGACAGTGGGGTTCGCCATGGCCTACTACGCGGTGTTCCGTCTGGCGGAGCTGCACCTCAGCCGCCGCTTCGGGTGGATGCTGGGCTGGGCGGCGCCGCCCGACTACCAGAACCCGCAGGGCTGAGACGGCCCCGGAATGACCAAAGCCCCCACTGCCCAGTGGGGGCTTTGACCTCTTGGAGGGCTCAAGCCTAACAGCGGCTGAAGACGGGGTCCCTGAGCGCGCCAGTTAGAATCTAAGGGCAGTCCAGTGAGAAGAGGAGCCCGTGGTGGCGAAGAAGCCGTTCCTGGTCGGCAGGCAGGAGTTCGCCGCCCTGTACGGGGTGCAGCCGACGCAGGTCACGCAGTGGGTGGCGCGAGGTGTTTTGGACTACGACTGTGCGGTGATCGTGTCGGGGTCGCCGTATTGGCTGCTGTCGTTCGTGCGCGGGTTCGGGCAGATGACGCCGCGGCCCAAGGCGCTGAACGAGACGGAGCTGCAGCGGCTCGTGGCCGAGCAGGAGCCCGGGGAGTGGGCGCGCAGCGTGGAGGGTCTTCCTCCGTTGCTGGGTCTGCAGGAGGCGACGGCGCTCTTCGGCCTGTCCAGTCAACAGAACCTGTCGGCGGTGGTGAGGCAGGGCCGGTTCGCGTCGGCGGACTATCAGCTGTCGGGTTCGCCGCTGTGGCTGCTTGACACACTGATCCAGGCCGCGCCGGAGATCCAGGCGAAGTCCCGCAGCGTGGTGTGGGCGGTCGTGCCGCAGGTCGAGGCGGCGCTGCGGCAGGGCCGCTACAACGGACCCGGTTCTGTGATTGCCCCGCGCGGACGTGCCGCAAAGGCCCTCTGACCTGCAAAAGTAGCTCGACTCTCCTCCGTTATGAAGCTAGAATAAGAGCGGCGCCATCGAGCGATGGCGCCGCTCTTACCTCTGGGGGAACCATGCGTGGCACTACCGCCGCAGCCCGGTCGCCGACCGCCGGGCGTGCATTTCAGGGCGACATCTTGGTTGATCGCGTCAGGCCCTTCGTGAAAGATGTGCCACACCATTGGAATGGTGCTATGGCTCGTGGGGGTCTCGTGCCCGTTCATCAGCAACAACTGCCCGGCCTGGACGACATCCAGCCCGTCCAACAGCCCGACGTCGAACCCGGCCAGTCCATCCAGCAGCGGTTCGAGGCGTTCCACGCCCTCAACCCGTGGGTGCTGAGGCACCTAGAAGCACTGACCACCGACTGCATCGCCAAAGGCTTCCGCCGAATCGGCATCGGGATGCTCTTCGAGCTCCTGCGCTGGCGCTACCGACAGGCCACCCAAGGCGACGCCTTCCGCCTGAACAACAACTTCCGCAGCCGGTACGTGCGGCTCCTGATCGAACGCCATCCCGAGTGGGCGCAGCGGTTCGAGACGAGGGCCCTGCGCACCGTATGAGACCACCGACCTCTTGGAGCAGCCCAGATGGGCATCAAACTCAAAACCCGGAAGCCGACCGGCATCGTGCCGTGGCCGCTCATCCTTGTCGAAGGAGACGAGGGTGCCGGAAAGACGTACTCCGCAGCCGAGTTCTCCGCCTCAAAGCGGATCGGCCAGATGTACTGGATCGACCTGGCGGAGGGCAGCGCCGACGAGTACGCGGCCATTCCCGGCGCCAAATACCTGATCATCGACCATGACGGCTCTTACCGGGACATCCTTGAGCAGATTCGGGCCGTGTACCTCGAAGCCCGTCGGGCCGCCGCGGCCGGCGAGCCGCCGGTGGTGCTGTCGGTCGATTCCGGGTCCTCGCTGTGGCGGATGCTCAAGTCCTGGACCAACGAGCGGGCCCGGCGCAGCAAAAGCAACGCGCAGCGCCTGCAGGATGACCCGGACTCTTCAATCGACGTCGGCATGAACCTGTGGAACGACGCCACCGAGCGATGGCTCGACGTCATCCACCTCCTGCAGACGTTCCCCGGTATCGCCATCATCACCGCCCGCGGCAAGCAGATCACCGCCATCGACGACAACGGCAAGCCGGTTACTGACAACCGCGGTCGCGCCCTGAAGGAGTGGAAGGTCCAGGCGCAGAAGGACCTGGCTTTCGACTCCTCGGTGTGGGTGCGCATGCGCCGGGGCCGTGCCCCGCAGGTCATCAAGGCCCGCTCGCTTCAGCTGCGCATCGAGGACGGCAAGCCGCTGGATCTGCCGGACTTCACCATCGAGGATCTGGTCTTCAACCGGCTCGGCTGCTCAGTGGAGTCCCAGCCCCGCCAGATGCCCGCCCTGGTCGGAGACCGGGTGCAGGCGTGGCTGAACGACCACGACGTGGTGGAGCTGCGTGACGTCGAGCGGCTGCGCGAGCTGTGGTGGGAGGCGGCCGAGGACGACACCGGCCTGACCCGCGCCGAGGTCGTCTCGATCCGCGGCGCTATCGAACGGAAGGTCGCCGAGCTCGAAAACCCGCCCACGGAAATGGGCCAGGGCCCGGTCAGCGATGCCGACCGGCTGCGGGCCGCTGTCGAGCGCCGGGCCGAGGAAGACGACGGCGAGCCCGACGACGAGCCCGAGCCGGACCGGCGCCCCGTCCGCAAGGCCCCCGCCAAGCGCACGGCCGCCAAGCGAACACCCGCCGCCAAGCGCACGGTCGCCAAGCCGGCCGCCGCCCGGAGCTGACCTGCCCCGCGGGCCGGGCTCCTACGGCCTGGCCCACCCCACGACCTTGGAGTACCTGATGACTGCTCATCCTGTGGAGTTCGCGGAGTCCACACCGTCCCTGTGGACAGCCGCGCACGACGTCGACGCCAGACGGCCGCGTTCCCTGCAGCGCCAGCTCGGTGCCTCGGACACGGTGTGCGAGCGCCGCGCCGCCTACATCGTGGCCGGGACCGACCCGACTGACGAGAGCGAAAAGCGTGCCGCGATCCTCGGTACCTACATCCACGAGGGCCTACTCGGTGCCGCACGCAGCGAGTACGGCTGGCTGGTGGAGCGCGCCGTCGCCGACGACACGATCAAGGGCCACATCGACGTCGTGCAGCTCGATGCGGCGACCGCCGCCCGGGTCCCCGCCCGCCACCGTCCCAAGGTGCCCGCCCAGCACGGGGTCACGGTGGAGGACGTCAAGACGAAGTCGACGTTCCTGTGGGACAAGGTGCGCCGCTACGGGCCCTCCGAGGCCGAACTGCGGCAGGTGTACCTGTACGCCGACCTGCTGCGTACGGCCGGCTTCGAGGACATACGTGGCCAGCGGTACCTGGCCAAGTTCGGCCCGCTGGAGGTGGCCCGGATCCGCTTCCGCTTCGTCAACCGCGACAACGGCGAGGAGCACGTCGAGGAGTTCGACTTCGACCCGGTAGAGGCCACCCGCGCCCGCTGGTGGGTGCGGCGCGTACGCGAGCTGAACTCCCCGGAGCAGGGGCGCCGGGACTTCGACGGGCCCGGTCTGGACGCCATCTGTGACCACTGCCCGTTCATGACGGCCTGCTGGGGCTTGCCCAAGCAGCCCGGCGCGCCCGTGCAGACCATCCTCATCCGCAACGACGCCGACCGTACTCAAACGCTCGCCGACTACGTGCACGGCCACACTCTGGAAACCGAGGGCAAGCGGATCAAGGCCCTCGCCCGCAAGAAGATCGACACCTCCCCGGCGGGTGCATACGGCGCCAACGAGTTGGCCTGGGGTGGCGGCAATCCAACGTGGGCCATCGATGTGGAGGCCATGGTCGACCTCCTCGAAGACGCCGGCATCCCGGTGCCGATGGTGCCCGACGAGGGGCGGATGGTCGCGACCTTAAAGGAAGCGGGCCTGGCTGTCCCGGAGAAGCGGACCGCCAAGACCACGCCCAGGACCATCATCGTGCGGCCCTTCAAGGCCTGATCGGACCGCCGCCGCGCGCCCCGTCGGGGCGCGCGGCGGCATGGCCGTGGAGGGAATCTTCCGTTGTCCATTCACCTGATGGTCGTTGCCGCCTACCTGCCCGAGGACGTGGTGACCCAGGGGCAGAAGCTGGCCCTGATGAAGATCTGCGACTCGGCTGACGATGAGACACGGCTGTCCAGGCCGGGCTTACGCAGACTGCGGGCGTGGGTCGGCGTCGGTGAGAAGCGGTGCACGACCATCGTCACCGAACTGGTCGCCAAGGGCCTCATAGAGCGCGTGGAGACAGGCAAGGCGGGCCGCCGCGCGGTGTACCGGGTGTTCCCGATGGGAGTGCCGCCGATCCCGTCCAATGACGACTTGGACGCCCGCTTCGCGGCGGCCGACGCGGCGCCGAAGAACCCGCGCAAGGCTCGCACCGGGGTTCGCCGAGCGGCGCCGTCCAAGCCCGCGATGACGCACGAGGACATCGACGCGCGGGCGTTGGCCGCAGGCGAAGGTGTGAAGGGGTCAGGGTTCCACGGGTGGAACCCTGCTGAGGGCGAGGGCAGCGTTCCACCCGTGGAACCCAGTGGGTTGCACCCATGGAACCCAGTGGGTTCCACCGGTGGAACCCCTTCTCTTCCTTCTTCTTCCTTTGTCCTTCCTTCCTCCCCTACCCCCACGGCCGTCGCCGCAGGGGAGCGCGGTGGCTGCCCCAAGCATCCTGTCGCTGCTGCGAATTGCCGTGCCTGCGGCACGAACCCTCGCGCCGGTCGCGCGGCGCAGGAGCGTGAGCGGGCGGAGGCAGATCGGGAGACGGAGCAAGGCTGGCTGCGTGGGTTCCAGGCGGACCTCGACGAGGCGCGGCGGGTGAGGCAGGAGCGGCCCGAGGACGTCGAGGCAGCCCGGCTGCTGGCCCGTCAGTTGGCCCGCCAGGGGAGGGAGAAGACCCGCAACGGGAACGCGTCCGAAAAAAATCGATCTTGACCCCTACATGGATGCCGCTAGAATAAGAGGAGTGGGAGAAGGGTGGCCCTCTCCCTCCGATACCGCAAGGAGAACCGCGTGAGCGAGCAGTCGATTGCAGAGGTAGTAACCGCCACCGTTCCGGACGGGAGCTGGAAGCTCCAGGTCACGTACGGAGAGGGCGAGACCATCGCCGAGGTCTCGTCGTTCGGCGTGACGCTGAGCATCACGACCCTGACCGCTGGGGGCGTCGTCACCGTCGAGGACCCGGCGAGTGGCCCGACCGTCCACCGATTCGCCGACACCAGTGAGGCGTACGACGCGACCCAATGTCGCGCCGACATCCGCGACGGTGACGTCCTGGTCGTCGAGCCTGAGCGGGTCATCGGGATTCTCGATGAGGCCTGGCCGTTCGCCGTCACCCAAGCGCACGGCGAGTTTCACGCCCTGAAGATCCCCGCCAGTGAGCACAAGGACGGCCGCTACACGGCCAGCGCCGACCTCGCTGAGCGGATTGCCGCCGAGCTCGGCTTCCCTCTCGCCGTCCAGCCCGCTCGTACGGCCTGACCGGCCGACGCCGGCCGTGGCCAGCCCAGCCACTCGCCCGGCAGATCTGCCACACCATCACGCCCACATCGCCTCTTGGAGAAACCGAATGGGACACCTGCCCACCCTGCGCCCCGAACACCCGAAGGGCCTCGTCCTTGACTCCGCCCAGCAAGTCACCCCCGTCCTGATCGCCCTCGCCCGCGCCTGGCGCGAGGACCCCGTCGGTACCGGTGCCCTGTTCGCGGACATCGCCGACCGCGACGACCAAGCCCGCGCCGAAGCGCACCTGGACGGCCTCGGCTTCGGAGAGCACGCCAGAGACCAACTCGCTGACCAACTGCTCGCCGAGCTCGGCGGTGCCAAGTTCCACCTCGGCCGGACGCGCGACCGCCATGCCGTACATCAGGCCCGCCGGATCGCCGAGGAAGCCCGGCACGTGGCCGACATCCTCGATGCGCACGCCAACTGGATCACGATCGAGGTCGAGGAGGCCGAGGAGGCCGAGCGGCTGCGCGCTGCCCGAGCCGCAGCCGAGTCGGAGTACCTGCGGGCCTGGTTCAGCTGGGCCGACGCCCGCCCGGTCATGGTGGCGGTTGCCGTCCCGGTCCGCTGCGGGCACTGCACCTGCTGGCCGTCCCATGTGAACGGTCTTGCGTGCCACATGGGTTGCGGAGCTAGGGCGACGCCAAAACCGTGAGGCGTTGAGAGCGGGGTGGCGGAATGCAATCCGCCATCCCGTTTCGAAATGTGCCACAACTCTGTACCGTACGAACCACCTCTTGGAGATCGCATGAATATCGCACCCCTCCCCGACCACGGCCGCGTCGGCCGACCCGAGTGGCAGGCGCTATGGCAGCAGTACGAGCCGGTCACCACACCGCTGCGCGTGGCCGGACTTGCCTGTGACGTCGACACCTGCGGCGGCCAGACCGTCATCCTCGTCGACCTGCCCGACGGCACGTACCTGGTCATCGCCTCCGATGACGCGCTCCCCGACCGCCTGGAGCAGGTCACCGGCTGGCGCGTCACGCGCAGCCACCGCGACAACCCGAACTTCGACGCTCTCGTCTTCGACTCCACCGACGGCGGCGAACACGAGGGGCTCCACGCCGACATCATCTCGCTGCTCGCCGCGGTGGCCCTCTACCTGAAGTCCCTGTCCGACGTGGACACGCAGACGGTCGGAACCAAGATCGGCGAAATCCTGATGGCCTCCGCCCACCGGTTCGCCGTCGCCGTCACCGGCGTCAACTCCCAGCACGCCTCCCAAAGCGCGGTCTTCAGCGGCCCCTTCGCCAGCCACCACGAGACGGTCAAGCAGTACGGCTGGCAGACCCACCTCCTCGAGGAAGGCGACTGGAAGAAGGTCCACGAACAGGGCGGCACCGAATGGCCCCTGACGGTGTGGAAGCGCCGCGATGCGGTGCTGCTCGTCTTTGTCACCCGCCTGCTCCTCGCCTGACTCCTCCCGCCCGACCTGCCCGGCCCCGCACGGTGCGGGGCCGGGCCGCTCGACTTCTTGGAGAACCCGTGCCCGACGACCAGCCCCAGGCCCCGGCCGCCTGCTTCTGCATCATCGCCCACGCCATCACGCCCGCCGACCGCGAGCGGATCGGCGAGTCCATCCGCTACGCCCGTGAGATCGGCGACCTGCAGGCCCTACCGCTGCTCCTCCTGCAACTGACCGGCTCCTGCCCCGCCCGCCCCTGACCGTCCTCGGCCTCGCGCTGCCACAGCGCGAGGCCCTGCCCTCTGGGAGAACACACCTTGTTGGCCACTTTTCCCCGCGACATCGAGCTGACGTTCAACGACCTGCTCGCCGGGGCCGGCGGGTCCTCCTCCGGCCTGGTGGAGGCTGGATGGCGCGGCAAGCTCGCCATGAACCACTGGCAGACGGCGATGGACTCCCACGCCGCCAACCACCCCAACATCGAGCACCTGACCGCCGACGTCACCGGCTATCCGATGCGGTTCCTGCCCCGCGCCCTGCTGTTGTGGGCGTCGATCATCTGCACCGAGGTCAGCCCGGCCGGCGGCAATATTCACCCCACCGATCAGCTCGACCTATTCGATGTCCTCGAACACCTCGACGACGACGAGGCGGAGGACTGGGAGGCGCTGACCCCGGAAGCGTTCGAGAGGACCCGGGCCACGGCGTGGTGCGTCGTGAGGGCCTGCGAGGCCAAGCGGTTCCCGTACGTCGTGATCGAAAACGTCGTCGAATTCGCCCTGCTCTGGGTCAACTTCAAGTCCTGGGTCAAGGCGTTGAAGGAGCAGAGCTACGAGGCACCTCAGATTCTGAGCGTCACCTCCGCACACATCGGCGACGACGACAACCTGCGGGCCCCGCAATGGAGGGACCGCATTTACATCGTCTTCCGCCTCAAGGGCATGCCCAAACCGGACTTGCAGCCCCGCCCACTGGCGTTCTGCTTCGAGTGCGGCAAAGACGTGCACGCGAAGCAGGTGTTCTTCGATCTCGGCGTTCGTGTCGGCAAGTACAGGCGCGACTACAGCTACCGCTGCCCCAACAGGCGTTGCCGTCACGCCGAGGTCGAGCCCTACGTGCGCCCGGCCGCTTCCGTCATCAACTGGGACGACCTCGGCCAGCGCATCGGCGACCGCAAGAAACCCCTGGTGGAGACCACCATGGACCGCATCCGCGCGGGCCTGGCCAAGTTCCCCCATCAGCCGTCCTCCATCACCGTCAACCACGGCAAGGACGGCACCGACCGGGCATACGCGGTGGCCGAGCGGCCGTTTTCCACCCGCACCATCAAACAGGGAGACGCGCTGCTCGTGCCGACCGGCGGCAGCTGGAACACCGCGTGCAGCGACGTCGCCGACCCGATGCGTACCCGGCTGACCCGCGAGAGCGAGGCCCTGGTCACAGTCGACGCCGAGCCGTTTGTGATCACCTACCGGCAAAATGCCAACCCGGCCTTGGCGACCGAGCCGATCACCAGCGTGACCGCCCAGGGCAACCATCACGGTCTAGTCGTCCCCGGCGGGGCCGTCCCGCCCGGTCTGCGCAACACCCTCGTCATCCCCTACCGCAAGGCCACCGTCAAGACGGCCGCCGAGCCCGTTCACACACTGTCCACCCGCGACTCGGCCGCACTCCTGAACACCGCGCCCGCCGTGGAGAGCTGCCACTTCCGGATGCTCAAACCGCGCGAGCAACTGGGAGCCCAGCGGTTCCACGACCGGTACGTCGTCCTCGGCACCCAGGCCGAGCAGACCATGCAGGGCGGGAATGCGGTGTCGGTCAACGTGGCCCGGCATATCGGCGAGTGCATCAAAGCAGTCCTGTGACTGGCGGGTGGGCCCTTCGGGCGCCCTGCCACCTCAGTGACGGTTTCACCGTCACGGAGGACGACTGGAAAACGGGAGCCGACCTCAAGCGCCTGTGCGGGCCCCAGCTCCCCACCTGCGGGCCGTGCCCGTTCCGTGCTCTGTGCATCGCCACCGTCAAACCGGCCCAGGCCAAGTTCGACGGCATCGCCGGCGGCCGCCTGTGGTGTAACGGCGACGTCATCGACGCCCTCGACGACGTCAATGACGAGGAGCTGGCCGAGCCGAAACTGCGCGCCTCCTGCGGCACTGAGGCGGGAGCCAAGGACCACACCCGCCACGGCGAAAGTCCCTGCCCCTCCTGCCGCCAAGCGGTCCGCGAGATGACCGCGCGCCGCAAGGAAGAGGCGGAGGCCAACGCCAGAGCCAAGGCCAGCGGACCTGGGCAACTGCAGTTCGACTTCGCCACCACCTGACCCCTCGCCTGCCCGCCCAGGACCGGGGCGGGCAGGCCCGCCATCCCGCATTGGAGAGGACCATGCCCCATCCCGCCACCCCGCGCCCCCTGCGCCAGAGCCTGCAACCCATGATCGCCGGTGCCGTCCTGGCCAGCTCCCACCCTGGCCTGATCGCCGACAGCATCGAGATCGACCACCTTGGCGTCGCCACCGGCGACGACCCGCTCGGCCTGCGCGTGTTCCTGTACTACCCCGGCGACGGCGTGTTCCAGCAATGGGTGCACGCCATCGGTGCCACCGAGTTCGGCGCACCCCGGCCCACCAGCCGACCCGGCGAGTTGTCCCACACCGCCACCGGGCACGTCGGCCACACCCCTGTCGAGGTCACCTGTCTGATGCAGCGCGACGAGTGGGTGTGGCGCACTAGCACCGGAAGCGACGTCCACAGACGGGACCGCGCCAAGGACGGTTCCTGGGCGGTCTGCGGCGACCTGATTGCGGGCGTCGTCGACGCCCGTAACTCACTGCATCCGCAACCGCACTGCCCCGGTTGCGGGAAACCCGACACCGTCCCGGCAGACGCGCGGTGATCCGAACCAAGGGTCGTGCCTGTACCGGCAAGCGCCGCCACGACACCCGCCAAGAAGCCATGGAGCACTGCGACCGGCTGATGGCCAAGGGTGCCGTGCGCTTGGCCGCCTACCCGTGTCGCAACCGCACTTGCGGCGGCTGGCACGTCGGCCATCTGCCCAAGCCCCGCTCCTGACAGACCCCCGAACCGGGCCGCGCCCACGGTGATCACCCCTGCGGGCGCGGCCCCACCACCCCTCATGAAGGAGCACAGGCCACCATGGAAACTCCCAGCCGCACCCGGCTCGTCCAACTGCGCGCCACCAACGGTGATTTCAGCCAGGTCGCGCCGGCGAGGAGCGAGATTGCCGCGGCCGCAGGCGGCCGCGAAATGTATGGCGTGTGCTGCGGCCTCGCTGAAGCTGCACGACAGGCCCTCATCCGGTTATACGGGCACCCGAGCCCGCAGCTCCTGTGGGCGCTGGCCGCGCCCGACCCGGCCGACGGCCCTCAGTGCCCGGCACGCGACCTCTCGCTGCGATTCATCACCGCCTCCGTCAGTGGCGACCTGCCGACTTGCCAAGCCCTTCATCGGGCGGCGGTATCCGCGGGTCCCCAAGGCTACGAGCACTTCCTGAAAGCGTTGATCGCCGGCGTCTTCCACCTGACCCGAGTTGCCCTGGACGAGCGCACCGCCAACGGCGAGACGCCCGCCCAGCACCCGCACTAGCCCGACGGCTGGCCCGCGCCCGCAGCGACCACCCCTCGGGGCGCGGCATCCATCAACCATGCAAGGAACGGCCAGCTGACCAGGTGAAACGCGAAAAGATTTCTTGCCCCCACCAGGAATGCACGTAGAATAAGAGGAACAGGAAGGGGAGTCGCCCGGTGTCGAAGACGCCAAGAAAGTGCGCCACGGGAGACGTGGACGCAAGGCGCAGGGCTGGGCGGCACTCCGCAACGACGATCGGCCTCTTGGAGGAGCCCGTGATCACCCTGCTGGACCAGTTCGCCGCCAACCTCGGCGAAGCCGACGACGCTGTCGCCGCCCTCGTCGGCGACAGCCTGTATATCCGCTACGCCAACGACCCGGCCATCCTGAAGATCACCTCGCGGCCCGGGTGTGACGAGGTCAAGATCACTTTCCAGGTCATCCACCCCGAGCGCGGCCCGATCGACGCAACCAGCTTTGTCCTGACCCGCGCGCAGGACTTCACGTTCGCCCTGGAGCAGCTGGAGTCGTACCAGGAGATCTGGTTCGCCTGACCTTGCCCTGCGCCAGCCGCCCACCTGATGGCGGTCGGCTGGCGTCGTCCCTGCAGAACCACGGCCTCTTGGAGGAAGCCATGAACAGCACCGGACGCACCGACCCTCTCGCAGCTCCTTACGCCCTCATGACCGGCCAGGTGACCGAACGTTTCGCCGATGTCCTTGAAGGCCCGCACCTGCAAGCCCTGCTCGCGGAGCGTTTCGGCCTCACCGCTGACGCTGCAGGCCAGGCCGCGATCACCGTCGGCCAGGTCTTGACCGTGACCTGGCATGCGGCGGGGTACGGGCAGGAGTTCCGTACGTGGATCGGCTGCATGCCCGACGTGCTTCTGAAGTGCTTCGTGGAGATGGCCGCCCGCGCCGAGCGTGACGAGTTTGCCGCCGGCCATGCGGTGCACATCGGCCGTCAGGTGTTCACCGAACTCGCCCTGCGGCTCCGCCCGTTCTGACCCGCGCAGGGGGTCACCGCGGTGGCGGCCCCCTTCACCGACTGGGAGATAGTCATGAGCAAGACCATTCGCGGCGTCCGCCTCGACGTCGACGGCACCCTCGCCGACGTTCAACTGCCCGCTGGCGACGGCCTGGCGGAGGCGCTGCGCGAGCACGTCGACGGGTGGGTTGAGATCGCTCACTACGCCCGCCCGGACGGCACGCGCCGCCTGGCGGTAGCCGTCGACGCCGACGGAGCGGCCCGGAAGTCCGAGAACCTGTACGTGACGTCGTTGCTCAACGCCGTCTACGTCAAGCAACTGCCGTACTGCCTGCGTGGGCCGGTTGTCCTGCTGGGGGCGCTGGACGGCTCGCGTCACCACGCAGACGTTCCCGAGCAGCTGCACGAGATCCTGCCGAAGATCATGGGCGCTCTCAAGGTGCGCTACGGCACCGCCACCTGACTGACGCGGCCGGGCCTCGCCAGGGCCTGGCCGGACTGATGTGCCACACCATTCGAACGCCTGCCGCCACATCGTCACCTCGGCCGGGCCCCGCGCTGCGGGCGCCCGGCCCTTTATGCCCAGAGGAGCAACACCGTGCCCGACGCCAATCAGCCACAGCAGCCTGCCCACATGATCGAGACCCGGGTCTGTATCGATGACACGCTCGGCCCCTACGACGCCAAGCTCGATCCTGCGGACCGGTGGAACGGCGCGCTCTCCCCGTACTTCACCCTCGACACCGTGCGCCAGCTCGCGGCCCGCACGCAGGAGATGGCCGAGGAGCGGGGTCACGACACTGTCGACACGATCCACGTAGTCGACGGCGACGCTCGCCGCGAGGGCGAGCCCCGCACGGCCGTCGTCTCGATCCGGCGGTGCTACGTCGACGAATACTCCGAGTCGGACACCGAGATCATCCAGCCCAGCAGCGAGGGCCTGTACGGCGTCGGCAGCTGGGAGTGGACCTGGCAATACGTGACCTGGTCATGCGCCTGCGGCTCCGACACGCCATGGCACGAGACCTGCTGCAAGAGTTGCGGCTTGCCTCGCCCGGAAGGCGTCGCCGCGCATGCGGACGGCCGCCCCTGAGACTGCTTCACCCACTCCTGGCCGGGTGTCTGTCACCGCAGGCGCCCTTCCAGGTGTGCCACACCATTCGATCGAATGAAGAAATCGGAGTCACCGTGTCATGACCATCACCCGCCTCGACTATCTCGCGGCGAACGGCACCGACAACTTGTGCCAGCGGATCTTCCTGGCTGACGCCAACGGTCTCAGCGTCAAGGGCAAGCCTGGCGCCGTCGAGTTCGAAGAGGTCTACCTGGCCGAGGGACTCGACGCACCCGACGCCGACGGCTGGGAGCAGCAGGACGACATGGAGCTGTGGCTCACCAGCGGTGAACAGCCGGACCGCGGCCACCTGTTCTACGACGTGCCGGTGGCCGCCGTTCGCCTGCTGATCGATGAGCACGGCGGCGAGGACGCCGGCCAGGATCCCATCGCCTGACATCCCCCTGAGCGCCCCGTCATCCTGCCGAATTCCGGCCCGGGTGGCGGGGCGCCCTCATGCCCGCACTCGAAGGAGTAACTCGTGGAGCAGCTCGACCTGTTCGCCGCCGCCGAGGAAACCCCGGTCCCGGCGACCTTCGCCGCCCGTTCCAAGTCGCCCCGTCCGATCACGATCCCCCCGGCGCCTCGCCCGGCGTCCGCGCCCCGCCCGGTCGCCGTTGTCGACGATGAGACCAACGCCCTGTTCGCAGACCTTCGCCCTGAACCACCGTCCGTCCAGACCCCCATCGCAGCGCCGCGCCGAATCGCGCCCCTGCTGATCGGCAACCCGCGTGACGCCGGACAGCGCCTCGGCGAAGCCGTCGCGGACGCCTGGCACGCCTCCAACTGGGGCGGCTACCGCATCGACATCCCCGTCAGCATCGTCGCCGGCCTGGCGCTGTTTCCCATCAAGGGCCACACCGATGACGTCGCCCGCATCATCGGCAACTGCAGTGACTGGGAGCTCCTGCAGGGCTACCGCGAGATCTACGCGCACACCTGGGCGCACCGGCCCGACCTGGGGGCCCGCATGGCGCCGCTGATGGGCTGGCTCACCGAGGAGGGTGTGGAGGAGAAGGCGTACGCGGTGCGCCGGGTGACAGATACGGCGCTGCGCTACGGCATTCTGCAGCTGACCGGCGATCCCGACCCCTACCTCCGCTCCGACACTGACGTGATCTCGTGGACAATCACCTCGCTGCGTTCGCACGGCGCCCGCCAGGGCCTCGGCGAGTACCACACGCCCCCCGAGGTGTGCGACATGATGGCCCGCGTCCTGATCGACGAGCCGCCCGAGAAGGGGGAGCGGTTCCACGAGCCTGCCGGCGGCACGGGCGGTATGTTCCGCGCTGCCGCCCAGCGACTGCGCGAGCTGCAGGTCGACCCCGCCGACTATGTGTGGGCGCTGAACGAACTTGAACCGCTCGCCGCCGCTGGCGCGGCCGCCAACGCGATCGTGTGGGGCCTGGGCCCGAACGTGGTGATCGCTTGCGGCGACACCCTCGCGCAGGGCGATCTACAGGAGCAGGCCCGGCGGGAGCGGAGGGCCCAGTTCGAGGAGCGGGACGAGATCCTCGGCCGCATCGCGGTCGCCGAAGCAGTGCATGAAGCGATAACGCTCGCTGATCGGCTCATGGGCTCAAAGGCCGTCTGACCTGGTGTTTTCCTGGAAAAATTCTTGCCCGGCCATCTCTTTGCCATTAGAATAAGAGTTTGGAGGGAGTGTGATCCCCCTCCCCGCGACCAGAAGGGAACCGAATGTACGAGACCGGCCAGTGCATCGTCCTTGAGGCCACCACCGACCCTCACACTGACCTCCGCCCAGGCGACGAGGGCACCGTCCGCTCCTACAACCCCACCCTCAGACAGCTCGGAGTCGACTGGGACAGCGGCTCCAGCCTCTCGATGCTCCTCGACGAAGGCGACCGCATCCGCCTCCTCCTTTGATCGCCAGGCCCCGCCCACCGGGCGGGGCCTTCGAGCACCGCCGACCGACCTCTTGGAGGACCCGTGCAACTCGTAGCCCCGACCTTCGACGTTCAGCTCGAACTCCCGGCCCTCGAAGCCACCGCCCGCAAGTGGGCCACCCGCACGCGCGCGCTCAACCGTGCCGTCTGCGACGACCAGGAGCACGCCCTAACCGTCGCCGCAGTCCAGCTCGACTCCGCCGCTCAATACCTCCGCCACGGTGACGTCGGCAAGGCCCGCGATGCCCTGCGCATCGCCAGCAACTACGCCGGCAGCGAGGAAGCCACCGCCCCCCGCATCGCCGAAGCCGCCCGAACCCTCCTGGCCGCCATCCCGGCCTGACCCCTAAACCCCCGCCCACCAGGGGCGGGACCCGAACCACACCAACGACCTCTTGGAGAAGAACGTCGTGCAACTCGCCCCCTCAGCCCTCCACTCCACCGCCGAAACCCTCACCGGCTCCCTCGGTGCTGGCAACTGGCAGGTCAATGAGCTGATCATCGACGGCATCGTCAGCCTCGACGGCCCCCACGACCGACGGATCGGCATGCGCCTTCTCGGCGACGGCAGCAGCATCCAACTGTGGGCCACCGGCGGCGCCGAGCCCGCCGACCACGAGTCCATCGAGGGCACCGCCCCCCTTCCGTGCAACCACCGCTGGCACACTCCCGTTCACATAGGACGCCTCGAAGCGGACAAGGACCCCGCAGCCGTTCTCTACGCCGCAATCAGTGACCGGCTGTTGCCCGCCTTCGACGCCAAGCCGCTCTACGTCGGCCACCGGCCGTGGGAAGAGGCCTTCGACAGCGCACTATCCCAAGTGCTGGACGAGTCGCCGCGGACGACAGGAACCTCCCTACGCGACTGCGGACCGGAAGCCCACGTGCAGCCCAACGGCGCCGGTCCCGACCTGAAGCATTCAGCCGACGCCGAGCCTGCGCCTACGCCCGAGGCCACGCCTGAGCCCGAACCGAAAACCCCCGCCCAGCAGACCAAGGCCAAGCCCCAGCCCGAGTCGGGGCCCGCCGGGAAGCAGATCCGCCGTCCCAAGGCCGCCTCTCCGGCCGCCGGCAGCGACGCCAAGCCGAGCGCCACCCGAAAGCGCACGACCGCCAAGCCCGCCACCCCAGCCACCGACAGCGAGCCCAAGCCCCGACCGGCCCGCAAGCGAGCCAGCAAGCCCTCCACTTCCTGACCACAACCCAAAGGGCCGCCCACCCACCGGTGGGCGGCCCTACCCATACCCCGAGTAGCAGCCTGAAAGGGACACACCGCCCATGCCCACGAGCTTCCACCGCCAGCCTGAGCAACACCCGCACACCGTCTACGCCGCCGCGCGAGCCGCCCTTGAGTTCCTGGGGGACCAGTGGGGTGCCCTGCCAGGCCCCTGCGGCACGACCGGACACCTGCACAACGCCGACCACATCCCGTTCACGGTCGGCGTCTGCGAGGCCGGACACCTCTACCTCCGCAACGACGCCCAAGGCGACAGTGTCCACCTGCCCTTCACCTCCACCGACGACCCCACCGCCATCGGCCAGACCATCGCCAAGGTCATCGGCGACCTGTACTGACAGCCACCTCCTGGCCCTGCGACACCTCGCCAACCAACCCCTCGATCCCAGTCCCATTCGGGCCGCCCACTCCACTAGGTGGGCGGCCCGGCAGGCGCAGAACGACGAACAGCTCCTCGCCTCCGCAATGCGCGCGGCCATTAGCCGCGGCGAAATCGACATCGTCCTGTGGCATGACGGCTTCGAGCTCACCGATCTGGACGACAGACAGATGGCAATGATCCTTCGCCAGTTCGCCACAACAGCTGACCTCGCAACACTCCTCGGCATCCCCGAAGCCGACATCACCGTGCCCGCTGACCGCAGAGCATCGACGGGGCGGAATTCTCGGGCGGTGCGTGGGTCCGGCGGTTTACAGGCCGCCAGCCTTGGCCGGGAACTTCTGGATCGTTGCGACGAAGCGTCGGGCTTGTCCAGGTCGACGAGGGTCGACCGGCTTCTGCAACTGGAACTGGTCGCCCCGCGGGGGGTGCCCCTATGCCTTTGGTCAAGTGAAACGAGGGTGCGTTGGGTCGGTGGGCCGGGCAGCATGACGGAGTGGCGGATCTGCTGTGGGATGACGTGTGCTGTTTCTTCGACCCGGACTTGATGGGGTCGCTGCCGGATGTGCGTGTCCCAGATGCCTCGGTGGAGGACTGGCAGGCGGTTCTCGATCTTGTCGCGGAGAAGGGCTGGAAGGGCCAATACTCCGAGGGCGAGACGGTGCTTCCGGTGCCTCGGGCAGAGGCTGTGCTGGCTCGCCCGGCGGATGCCGAGTACGCGGATCTGCGGGTCTGGCCGGCTGCCAGCGTGTTGGCGATCTTCCGTTTCCATGCCGAGGATGAGATCGATTTCGACATCGATCTGCGGGAGTTGCAGGGCCAGGAGCGACTTGATGTGTTGTGCGGTTTCCTTCGGGAAATCGGGCGGCGGTTGGGCAAGTCGGTGCTGATGGACCCGGAGGGCGACTATGGCCGTCCGGTGCTCGGCTTCGATGTCGAGGCTGATCGAGTCGTCCTCCTCGCAGAGCCACTGGTCAGGTGACTGAGGTCGACGGCTGCGGTTCGTAGATGGTGCGGTCGTGGAGCATCGCGAAGATAACGTCAGCCCAGCGTCGTGCGAGGCATAGCAGGCCTGGGTGTGGTGCTTGCCCTGAGCGATCTTCTTGTCGTAGTAGGCCCGCGATGCCGGATCGCCCAGGGCGGTGAAAGCGGAGAGGAAGAAGGCCCGCTTGAGCTGCTTGTTTCCCCTGCGGGAGGGCTGATCACCCCGGATCGACGACCCCGAGCTCCGGGTCGCCGGGGCGAGACCCGCGTAGGCGGCGAGGTGGCCTGCGGTCGGGAAGCGGCTAGCTGTATTGACCCGCAGCGTTGTTCACACGGCTGATGGGTGGCTGGCCTCCGAGGGCGGTGTGGCAGCGATGGTAGTTGTAGCCGTGGAGGAAGTCGTCCAGGGCGGCCGTGCGTTCGTCGTTGCTGGTGTAGGGCCGCAGGTAGGCCCATTCGTCGAGCAGGGTGCGGTTGAAGCGTTCGACCTTGCCGTTGGTCTGCGGCCGGTAGGCGCGCGTCAGCTTTCCGGTCGCGCCGAGTTCGGCGAGGGCCTGTTTCCAGGCCAGGCCCTTGCGGTAGGCCCAGGCGTTGTCGGTGAGCACGCGTTCGATGCGGGTGATGCCGTGCGTGTGGAAGAACGCAGCCGCGCGGGTGAGGAAGCCCGCGCAGGTGGCGACCTTCTCGTCCGGGTGGATCTCGCTGTAGGCGAGACGACTGTGGTCGTCGACGGCGGAGTGGACATAGTCGAAGCCCATTTTGCTGCGGGTGGCCCGGCCGGCCTGGCGGCCCAGCACCTTGTGGCCGCCGCCGTCCGGGATCCGGCCGAGTTTCTTGACGTCGACGTGCAGGAGCTCGCCGGGCCGGTCGCGTTCGTAGCGGCGGATGACCTGGCCGGTGGGCCGGTCCAGGTGGGCCAGGCGGTTCAGGCCGTGGCGGGTCAGGATCCGGTGGATGGTCGAGGCGGGCAGGCCCAGGATCGGGCCGAGCCGTGCGGGACCGAGTTTGCGGGCCTGCCGCAGCCGGCAGACCCGGGCCTCCAGGGCCGCAGGTGTGCGATGCGGTGTCGTCCGGGGCCGGCTGGAGCGGTCGGCGAGGCCCGGTTCGCCCTCGTCCCGCCAGCGGCGGACCCACTTGTGGGCCGTGGCTCGGGAGACGCCCATCTCGGCCGCCACATGAGCGACCGGGCGGCCCGCGCAGACACGTTCGACCAGCAGCCGCCTGCCATGAACGGTCAGCCGGGCATTACGGTGGGACACGAAGACCTCCGTGCGGTGCAGTCCTAGACAGCTCCACCACATCGGAGGTCTTCGCCATGTTCAAGACCCGCCACTGTCAACAACGCTCGTGATCAATACAGCTAGCAGCTTGCGCTGGTCAAGGACAGCGGTCAGTGATCCGGCCAGGCTCGGGTCGATCAGCGCGGCTGCTTCGGTCCCCGGGACGGTGACGGTCTGCTCGTCCAATGCGTCGAAGATCTCCCCGACGCGCAC